CAATTCTATTGGTTTGTCATTATTTATCATAAAATATAGATATTGCTGCCCTTGGATTTTCACAAAAAACTGTGTGGTTAATTCCAGATGGCACAAACAGAACGTCTCCTGGGTTTACAGTTAAGGTTTGGTAAGGAGAGTCTTCTTGCCCTGTTTCACAAATTCTCCATTCAACAGATCCTATTGCCTGCCATAAGAACGAATCTCTTGTGTCTGTGTGCACTGGGATTGTCTTCTGCTGACCAACAAAATTAATTAATGTACAGCCGCTATTTGGCTCTCTGCCAAACAATTCTGTTGTTTTTGCAAATATATCCCTTAGTTGACTAAAGCAGTCTCCGCTGTCAACATGATATCCAGCCAGAAATAGGCTGTCCCAAACCTGCAAAGCCCCAATAACTTTTACTGGACTTGGCAAAGTAACTTCTGGATGTTTAACGGTATAATCACAATGACTAATAAACTCATCCCAGCCAGTTGTTGATGGAATTAAACTTGGAATGTATAGCAAGTCAATATTCTCTTTGGCATCTAAAATGTCTTGTTGGCTAATATTGCTCTTATCTATATGTATAATATTATTCATTATTAATTACCAGGTTAATTACAAATCTAGGGGTTAGGGTTTCAATCTCATGATTAATACCCTTTGGAATAAAAATAAAGTCCCCTGGCTCAATATATGTTTCTACTTCTAAGTCTTCGCCAGTTCTCCATAATGATGTGCCTCTGCAGTTCCACTGGAATTGATCAACATCGTCGCTATGCTTTAATCCTACTTGCCCACGGTTAGCCATTAGACTTACCAAAGAAAATGTATTAGCAAGCCTATGGCCATAAACATCTTTTGCCCAATCTAAAATTGGTATAAGTTCTTTTACATCTGACTCAAGAGGATCTTTTGGATCAAATAATTGATATGTAAGTCTAGACCAGAATCTACATCTTAACTGAAAACTAAGATATGCCTCACCCAAATTTTTAGTGCTTAGGTGACTTTTATCTGGAAACTCTTCAACATCTCTTGCCACATACTTTGCAATGATTGCTAACATAGTCTCCCATTTTGGAGTATCTGGAAATGCATTTCTAAATACATGAATCTTTCTATCTCTTATTGCTTCTTCTATTAGTTCTTGATTAATCATTACCGTCTGCCTTTCCTAGTTCAGGTTCTGGATTGTATTCTGCTGTAGATCCATCACTTCTAAGATTTTTAATTTCACCCTGAATAGGATCAAGTTTATAACGCTTGCCCCAATATCCTGCTGGATAGTGATAAGGATTATCTACATTATCAGTTCTAGTTGGCAATGGGTTTTCATTCCATTTGCCCTTTATTGTAACTAAAGATGCTCCACAGAATCTTTCACCTGAAGTTACTTTCTTAACTCCATGACGAGTATTACCTCTGTGCATAGCCATAGATCCTGCTTTTGGCTTATACAAATAATCGTAGTCTGGATAGTAGATTTCTCCACCTTCATAGTCATCATTAAAATAAACTACGCTTCCCCACATAATTGGGCTTTCCATGTGTCCTTGATTATCTATATGGATAAACATTTCTAACTCAGCATCTCCATCAAAAGCCATATTGCTTGATCCATCAAACATCTTAATTAAGTTATGTGGAGAAGGAACCCATTCTGCTTTATAGTCATGCTCATTTAAAACATCTGTAACTCTTTGCAATATACCATTTAGGCTAGGCATTACCTCATCCATAACATTCTCATAGCCAGGATTTAATTTCATTTGGTGGTCATTAATTAAACGTTTGCCCCAATATTTAAATTCATGCTCTTGTAGATTGTCGTAGTCAAAGTTTCTCATAAATGAGTCTAGTAATTGAACTTCTTCTGAAGTTAGGAAATCTTCAAATATAAGAACATTTCCATTGCACTTCTCTTCTATTTTCATGATAGGTTCCTTTCAATAGCATTCTGTCTTCTAATCATATCGTGTTTTTCTTCAGGTTCAGTAATTGACCAGTGATCTGGCTCTACATAGAAAAAGAAAACATTGCAAACAACATTATCTTCACCATCTGGAAAGTCTTCTCTCCAGTGCTTTTGGCCTTCTCCATAATACAGCAGGGCTTCATTTTCCTGCAAAGTATAAGGAACCCCTTCAACATATAAATCCCAAGGAGTAGTTTGATATACACAAAGGTCTATGCTGTAAGTACATGGAGCAACGTCTCTATGTTTTTCTAAGGAAGCCTGTCCATAATACCAAGATCCAAAATTAAAAGAAGGAACCAAGTTTTTGCTTTCAAAGAAATCCTGGGCTATAGGTGTTAGTTTTTTATGCAATGACTCTAATATTTCAGATCCACCAAACTCATATCTGTTAAACTGATCAGAATGTCCTAATGTTAACTTATCTAATCCTTTTACATAGTCCTGTAGTTGTTTAAAGTCTTCTTCTGATAAGAAGTTATTTATGATTAATGGCTGCTTCATTTTGGCACTCTTTTCTGATGGTCGGGATATGGTGTTCCATCAAAATTTATACCGTTAAAATATCTACGGCCAGATTGATGGGGTTTTGTTTTGTCTGTTGTATCTCTTTCGTTGCCTAGGCTTACTGATTCTTGAACCTCATTAACATGCAATTCTCTGTCAAAAATATCCGTAACAAGCCTTGCATCAAAGTTATCTACAAAGTGTCTTGGGATTGGAATAAAGGCTCCTAGTGGATCACCTTTCTTTACTGTTATCTTTAAATTTGGAACGGTAACTTTAATGTTAAAAGTAAAATCACGTTTAATTTGATCAGTCTCAATAACTCCAGTCATAGATACACACCCTGGAATAAACATATTTGGTGGTTGAATTGTCATTAGATTAATTCCTGGAGAAGTTTTTAAGGCAAACATATTTTGAACAGTAATAATTCCACTACCAAATCCACTTTTAATTACCTGTTTATTATTATTGTCATCATTTAAGAAAGTAATTTCTGGATTTGCTCCTGTTCCATCCCAAATTACTTCAAAATCTCTTAATGACTCTATAACAAACCCATATTGGTTTCCAATGCTTAATGGTAGGCAATAATAAAAATGAGCATTAAACCAATCTCTTTTAGGATTGCCTTTAAGTGGTTTTAATATTTCTTTATAGAATCCATCATGATCAACTGCATGAGGAACAACTAAGATTGTATTTTCAGGTACTTCATACCCGTCATCATTAATATATGGGCCAGGCATGACTTTTTTCTTTGTCTTGTGTCCAAAATGAAGCAATTGTATATCTCATTCCATCTTCAACCTTTGTTACTCCATGAAGATGTTCTGGATCTCCTGGATGAATTGCTAACGCTCCAGCCTTTGGAATTACTTCAAAATCAAAATTTGGATAATATGTATGTCCACCAGTATATTCATCATTTAAATAAATAATAGATCCAAATGCTCTGTGATCAAATCCAGTAATGTCTGTATTACTCATGTCATCTGCATGAGGTGGCTGTTCCATACCTGGAAACCATCTGATAATTTGAAGAGTGTCTGAATAGATTTCTTCTATATTAAACAATTCTTTAATTCTTTGCCCACAACGAATGTTGACATCTAACATAATTACAGCAGCATCTCTATCATACTCACCAATGCTGTGATAATTAATTACACGATTATCCCAAAATTCAGAACCACCACTTGCCCATAAGTCTGAAGCAATAGCAGCATTAATAAGATATTCACGGTTTTCTTTTGAAATAAAGTCTTGTAGTATATTTGCTTTAAACATGTTACCACTTTCCTATTGGACACACTGCTAGTTGTAGTTTAGTTTTTCCTGCCATAAAACATCCACATTTTTTGCATTGCTTTGTTGATTTTATTAGTTCTGGACAAGATAAGCAAATGTTGTATCTTTCTTTTGCTAGTAAGTCATCAGCCCACTGTGTATTTTTATTTATTAAATCCCATGGTCTTACATCACCAAGGTTTTCTTTATATTTTTGCCATGCAGATTTTTCAGTCATTAGAAGTTACCCTTCTACGAATTGGGTGCCATTCCATGTCCAACTAATATCTACATCAAGTTCGGATGGAATCTCTATAAAAATAGGATTAGATGAAAGTCCAGCAACTATTCTTTCTCCGCCTTCTCCATCAGATCCTTGATACTCTGTGTCTACGGTCATTACTGTAAATACATCTCCATCTACAATTCCCGCAAATTTTTTAATTGTCATTTTTTCTCCTTTTCTTTTATTTAAAGTGTATCATACTGCTGCTTATGATAAGCAACTGCTTCCTGTCCAAGTTCCACCGCTATTTATACAATTTTGGCAGTTAGCGCAGGCAGCAGATGTACCTGTATATCCAAACGTATCACATCCAGGTGTGCCACAAACGTTTGGTGGAGGTGTTACCGCAATGATAGGTGGGGTTACCGCAATGATAGGTGGAGTTACTGCAATAATAGGCGGTGTTACCGCAATGATAGGTGGGGTTACCGCAATGATAGGTGGGGTTACCGCAATAATTGGAGGTGTCACTGCAATAATAGGTGGAGGAGTTACTGCGATAATAGGTGGAGTAACTGCAATAATAGGTGGAGGAGGTGGTGGAGGTGGTG